TACAAGATCGTGGTGTGCTGGCACAGTGTCATGTGAACATTGTGCAGTTGGTGGATCACGCAGAGTTTAGTAATTATCAAAGTGAGTTGAAGTTCTTGCTGGAAGAGCCAGACAGACTCACTGCCATTGCCAACTTGGTGTCGCACGTTAACGACACAGGCAATACACTTGTATTGGTAGACCGTGTAGCAGCCGGTCATGCTTTGATTGAACGCCTGGGCGATCGAGCAGTGTTTGTATCAGGTGCAACAAAAGCAGGAGCGAGACAAGATGAATATGACGAAGTGGCCACCAGCACTGGCAAGATTATTGTGGCGACTTACGGTGTGGCCGCTGTGGGTATTAATATTCCAAGGATTTTTAATCTGGTTCTTCTTGAACCCGGAAAGAGCTTTGTCCGTGTTATACAGTCAATTGGGCGCGGCATTAGAAAAGCGGAAGACAAAGATCACGTAGAGATCTGGGACATAACCAGCACTTGTAAATTTGCTAAACGACACTTGACCAAGCGCAAAGTATTTTATCGCGATGCAAACTATCCGTTCTCTCAGGAAAAACTAGAGTGGAAGTGACAGTCAAATCTCTTGACATTTGAACGCATATACTATATTATACTTACATGAGAATACTAACACTAGATAACCAAGCATTTGATCTTGACCATCTTCCAGAGGAAGTTGAAGACATGAGATTTGCTATATTTGACAACAGCGATCCTAAAGATCCAGACTATCATTACATTCCGCTTATCTTCCTGGAAAGTTTTAACGCACCTGCACTGGTGTTACAGATTGGTGAGCATAAAATACGCATGCCCATGGACTGGCAAATACTGATTGGTGAGCCGGAAGTGGGCGACTTAGAAGTACTGCCATTGACCAGTATCAACGACCGCGGATTTAAGGTATTCCAGTTCAATCCATTAAGCAGTTTCCGTCCAAGTTTTCCAACTGTTGAAATTGTAGACGTGTATCATGAAGTGGCCTGGTATGCTCCTAAACTAAAGAACGGACAGATGTTGTGTATTCCATTGAATGATGATCCCAAACCAGACTGTGTGTATTTTGTCAAAGACATCAGTCGTAACTGTGAGATTGTGGACTATGACAAGGCCTGGTAATGAGTGATAAACTAAACATTGCTAACGAGATGCGACAGTTTGATCGCAAGGATCGTAATTTTTATAAAGATTTAACAGACGAAGAACGTAAAAAGTTCAGCAACTATCTTATGATACGCTGGGGCAGTTCAGTTGAAGGATCACGAGAGCTACAAGAGTTTTATCTCATTGCCACCAATGAACGTTTTAATAAACATTTCTTTGCAATGAGCCGGCACCCGGAACTGCAATGGTTGTGTGCCACCACTGTTAGCCCTGACATGGGCACACCCAGACATACCTGGATTGCTCCTAAGAAGAAAGAACCCGGTGCTAGTAGTATACGCAAACAGTTGGCAGAACTGTATCCGCATTTAAAAGATGATGACATTGCAGTGCTGGCATCAATTACAACAAAAAAAGAGATTGATGAGCACTTGAAGTTATCAGGGCAAGACGTTAAAAAATGAGTTACACCTGTCAGTATTGTCGGAAAGACTTTGTCAAGGAAACAAGCCTGACTGTGCATAGCTGTGAGCCACGCAGGCGTAGACAGGAACGTGCCGAACGTGGAGTAGAACTGGGTTTTCAAGCATACATTAAGTTCTACGAAATGACACAGGGCAGTGCCAAACTAAAAACATTTGATGACTTTGCTGACTCACCTTACTACCGAGCATTTGTGAAGTTTGGTCGCTACTGTGTGGCCATACGTGCCATTAACCCTGCACGTTTTATGGAATGGGTACTGAAACAAAACAAAAAGATTGATCACTGGTGCCGTGATGCTGTGTACACAGAATACTTGATATATTATTTGCAAGTAGAAAACATCAACGATGCCCTGGCTCGTGCAATGGAGTACGGTATTGACTGGGCAGAGAAAACAGGCAATCCTGCTCAGGATTGTTTGCGCTATGGTGGTACCAATGCCACAGTGTATGCAGTTACAACAGGACGCATCAGTCCTTGGGTAATTTATAATTCAGAGTCTGGGCAACGATTTTTAAGCACACTTGATGCTGGTCAGATTGCTATGGTATGGCCGTACATTGACTCGGATGTATGGCAGAAAAAGTTTACGGATTACTCTGCCGACCAAGAGTACGCTAAAGAAATATTAACGCAGGCAGGTTGGTAATGCATAACAAAATTCAAGATCCACATATCTGCATTGATTATTATCCCGGCAGCCACGGCAACTTTTTAGAGTTTGTTTGTAATAAGATTGCCGGGATCAAAACAGCAAAAACTAATCCTTTTGCTACCAATGGTGCTGCCCACTTTAAACAGTATGTGAAGCCGGAACAACAGGTGTTTTTTGCTGATCATTGGTTTACTAAAAAAAGCATACTACCCACTACAAAAATACTCAGCATCAGTTACTCTGCCGACGATGTGTTACCACTGACACAGATTAATTTTCTCAGATCAGGCCCGTATCAGTTTGACAGCAATATGTTAGAGAACAACACATATCAAAAATTAAACAACGAATACCTCAGGCCATTGTTGGATATCATCACTGCTGAATATTTTATTGATGAATCTCGCCCAGATTGCCCAAGACATATTTTAAGAAACTATTTTGAACGCAACATGGTTCCGGTAATGTTACGTGCTCAGCAATTTATGGTATATGAAAAATACCAAGACGTATATAAATTCCCTTACGGCATCTTTTACAACGAAAATCAATTTGTTGAAGAACTCACAAAGGTTGCAGCCTGGGCCAATCTACAGTATAATGATTATGACAGCATTAGAAAATTACACAGTGAATTTTTAGTAAGACAGCCATACAAAGATTCAAAGCAAAAGTGCGATCAAGTGATTAACAACATACTGAACAAAATTGACGCAGGCCCCGATGCAATGAATTTGTTTGAAGAATCGTATGTCAACGCAGAACTAGTGAGACTTGGACATGAGCGCAGATATTGACATAGACTTTGCAGACCGAAGTCAACTGCTGGAGTTGATCCGGCATACTCCTGCACGTCAAACTGTGCAAGAACAAGTTCGTCGTCATAACTCTGGTGTGTATGTAACAGACATTCCACTGGATCCTGTGAATCGTTGTGCGGCTATAGACTACGAAGCCGCAGAACAGTTGGGGTATTTTAAAATTGACTTGTTAAACATGAGTGTTTATCAGTTGATCACCGGTCCTGAGCACTATGCCACAGCAGTGTCTACAGAACCTACATGGACAAGACTGTGGCAAGAACCAGAGTGGGCAAAACAACTGGCACACGTGGGTAACTATGTTGATTTGTTAAAAGAAATGCGGCCAGATAGTATTCCACGTATGGCAGCGTTTATCAGTATCATTCGTCCGGGCAAAGCACACTTGCAACGGCAGCCTTGGGACGTGGTATTTGCAAGTGTTTGGGACGGTGATGACAGTCGAGGCTACACATTTAAGAAAAGCCACGCAATCTCTTACGCGGCGTTGGTGGCATTACACATGAACTTGCTCAGTCCATCCGTCGCACAAGCGTAATGCTTTTGCGTTTGCCTTTTTTCAGTGCAATGTCAGCAAGGCTACAAATAGGCCCGTGTAAGATTTCCAAGTCTTTGTTGGCAAATGTGCGTAGACAAGGACGAAATACGTCCCAATCTTTCTTGAGGAAGATGTTGATGGGAATACTTCTATTACTTTCCCACCACCAAGCATTGGCCAACTCCAGGAACCGTTGCTTTAGTGCAGGGTCGTGTATGCTGCCAAAGTCGTATATGGTGGTAACAGTGGCGTCTTGATTCTGCACAATGCCCACGTACTCCGTAGAAGCATATACACACAGTGTAATAAAGGGATATTGTTCGCTGAGTTTAGTAAAGATATCATTGGCCATCGGTGGTATTTATACCGTGCATTTTTGGCTAAATTTAAAGGTTATCTTTTGTCGCTAAATACTGTCATATGTATTCAACCACTGCTTACCTTTACCAACAAGTAACTCGAGTTATTGTAGTCGACACCAGTGGTGCTTATTTCAATTTGAGGTACAATCCTGTGTATGCTAAAAAACTAACAATTAACAAAGGTGTTGACAATGTGATCTTGTTTGAGTTCATCAATCAAGACGAAAAACCTGTGAATATCACCGGCAGCACACTAACATTTAGAATGGTTAGCCAAAATGGCGATGCGTTATTGGTTCAAAAAGAAATGGTTGTTATCAATGCACAGTATGGCCGTGCCAAAGTAACACTGACCACTGCAGAACTTGACACAGTGTTGGCACAGCCTGCTGCCTACAGCATCATGCGAGCCAGCGGCAATCTAATAGAAGCAGTGTACACAGACGCACAATCAGGTGCCCGTGCTCCGCTTGACGTGGTAGACAGTGTGTATCCTCAGTACGTGCCCAGTGCCAATTTGACAATTCCCACAACAGAAATCACAGCTCAGGTCAGTTATGGTGGGTCCAGCAGTAGTGTATATCCAGACTGGGCGTTAAACGCAGGCAGCTCAATCAACAACTACAGTCCTTACCAACCAACTGAATTTTACAGCAGTTTTATAGAACCAGTTGGCGCGGTAACCACAATACAAATGGACTTGCTTGGCTATACAGGTACAATCAAGGCCCAGGCCGCAGA